CAACAGAATCACCAACATTATAACTTGCACCACCATCAATAATGTTAATGCCAGCAAGAGTTGATAAACCTTGAACTTCAATGTTTATTAATTCATCATTATCACCTATAATATTGATAGTAGCATTTTCGCCATTTTCAAATGTTCCAACTAAAGTTTTATTATTAATATACAACTCAAATGCAGAACCGGTACTCAATGTTTTTTGACCAAGCCTTTCAACAATAGCTGTTGCACCAGATGTTGTTCCAGTTAACTTTCTATTCTCTAGTAATGCATAATCAAAATCATTATATAAAATTTTTATTTCAGAGTTTGCTGATGGTGCAGTATTAAAAACAACTTTCTTTGATTCACGGCGAACATTGTAACCAGAGGTTTGCAAAACATCGTTTACATAAACTTCTATCTCACTTGAAGAAGCAATTTGTACCATTTTAAATATGGTATTACCGGATGCTGTTGCACTTGAAGATGTGTTACCATTTGCAGTATATGTGCTATAAACACTTTGTGTAATACGAAAAGCTTCCTCAACTACCCATTTACCATCAGACGCACGAAGAATATTTGCTTTTGGTTGGATAATTTCTACTTCTTCATTAAATAATAATCTGAATAGAAGTTTAAAAGATTTCTCATTACCTTTGGCCAAATAGAAAGGCAAAAGTTGTTTAATTAAAAACGCTTTGTCTACTTGAACATCTTTTGGTAAAAGGTCAGCAAATGTGTTGAAGAAACTATCTTCAAATTGGCCAATTGAATAATCAACATCTGAAAGATAACGAAGGTCTTTTGATTTAACATTTAAATCATTATTTTTACCAGTTTGTTTATTTTCCAAAAACTCATAGTAAGCTTCTAAGAAGCGAATAAACGTAGGATATTCGTCCCGAACAAATTCAGGTACCTGACGATTAATCAGTAATGAAACTTTTTGTTCCAACATTATTGTTTATTGTTTGTTGTTAATGTGGTAACAATCGCTGCTGGGTCAATAGTATCAATAATAATAATAGTATTCCTATTAGATTCAATAATGCTTTTTTCCGCTTCAATTGTCATACGAATTAATTCATCTGTTGAATTAATAGTTAAAAATCTTATGTCATTGATTTCAACAATTCCAGTATCATAATATATTTTACCAGCATCAGCATTAATGATTTGCCTTTGAGCCAATGAATCAAAATAGATAGTTCTTAAAGTACCAACCTTTGCATCAATTACGGCAAGAGCTTCAGCACCATAACCATCACCACCAGAAATTGTTACTGTTGCTCTAGTGTATTCAATTCCACGATTATTAATTAAAATCTTTTGAATACGACCATTAACAATAACTGCTTCAGCTGTAGCGTTTGAACCGTCACCATTAATTGTAACTGTTGGAGAAGTTATATAACCAGAACCAGGATTCACAACTTGTATTTCTGAAATACCAGTAAATGATTGTGGAGTTTCGTCAAATTGTGCTGTTCTTATTGTACCGGTTGAATCAGTAACAGTAAATTCAGATGAAGTTAATTTATTAGTAATTGTACCACGATGTAACGGTACATTAAAATTAACGGTGTAACTTGCAGAATTATTTAATTGTGGAGCAAATCGGCGTTGTACACGAACAGTTGTTTCCGAACCAATAACAGAATTTAAATCCGTTTGGTCTATAATATCTTGCAATTTAGACAAAACAAAAATTGCACCAAATTTATTTAAATTTGTGGTTTGGTAAGATATAATTGCATTTCTAATACTAGTTTTGATTGCATCTTCTGTAGATATTGTTTTTCTTGGATCATATTGAACTGAAGATTCAATCAACAAATACAAATATTCTGGATCACGAATTTCAGCTTGAACAGTCACAATAGATTTTGGTCCAATAATTTCAGAAATAATCCTAGCTTTTTCTAACTCAGAAATAAAATAATTTGTTTTTGGTTTTAATGCAATATAAACTTTACCATAAACTGGTGGTGATTCATCTTCACCACCCCAAACAGATAAAGAATCTATACTTGAGTATTTTGATTTAATATAAGATTCATAATCTTTAATTGTTACCAATCTGTTTTGATTTGCATATTGTGCTGCAGCTGAATATTTAATAGAGTCTACCGATTCACGGATTGCTCCACCACTTGCAACATCTAGAACTTCAATTGCAATGTCTGTAAAACCACCAAGTGTAGTATCTGCAACAAATCCATCAACACCGTTTGCAGCTGTGCCGTTTGTTGTAAGATAGTTGACATTCACTAAAGCTCCATCTGTTAAAGCTGCACCAATTACTCCATTACCAAAATAAATTTCATAGTTGCCATTTTTAGATTCTTGTAAAAAATACACCAATGAAGTTGAATCTACATCTAAAATTTCTGTTACTTGATTGTAAACTTGCGTTGCTGTATTACCAACTGTATCTGATACGGTAATATATATTGTATTAGTATCAATATTAGCATCTGGTAAAACAAAGATAGATTTTGGATTTGAATTTTCATTATAATTGAAATTATAACTTACCAATTTACCTTCATACAATTCAACGTTATCAAGAAAAAATTTAGTATCAGATTTTGTTACGGTTACATCTTCAAGTGTAACAAAATTATATGAAATATTATCAATTAAATTTGAGCTAAATGTGGTGCCTTTAGCGACAGTTAAAGTTGCCGGTGTATTGTTCAAAGTAGTTACAACAATATTCACAATAGCTTTTGGAGCAGAGTAAGAATATGGAATATAACTTAATGTTTTTGCATGAGACACAACTGAATCACGCAACAATGCTGTATCCAAAAATGCCTCATTGGCAACCATGTTAAGATAGTAGGCATTATAGTGAGTGTTATAAGCTAAAACATCTAACAAAACACTAAGTCCAGAACCTTCAAAATTGTAATCTGTGAACTCAGTTTGTTGTTGTAGATATGATTTTAGATTGGTCTTGATTGTATCAAAATCAAGGTCTGTAATTTGTAAACGAGCGTTTGTTGCCATTTATCGTATCCGTTCAAGGAGAAAATTAATTACTATGGGTGCAGTTTGGTTTACAATGAAAAATTCCAAGTAAACTTTAAACCCATTTTTATCATAGTCAGCGGTTACATTTATAGTTTTAACTGTTGCCCTAGGCTCATAATTTACGATAGTCCGCTCTATCTCATCTTTTATGGTGGTTGCTGTGATATTATCAAGATTTTCAAATAGCAACCTACGAACATTTGAACCAATATCTGGTTGAAACGGTTTTTCGTAGTGGTTTGTAAGTATAAGATTCTTTATGGAGTTGACAACAGCCATCGGACCGATGGACTTACTAATGTCTTTCCGAACTGGATGAATATTAAAATTCAAATCCAAGTCTTTAAAATCTCTAACAATATCTGTGGTAACTGTAGCCATATCTTATTTATGAGTTAAGCCGAGAGACAAGTTTGTCCGAGCCAATATAATTATTAGCTAATTGCGTATCAATAGGTCCCATATTTGAAAATTGAGACACTTTACCAAAATCTTGAACCACTTGAGCGCTATTTCTAAAGAAGGTTATATCGTGGTTTCTTCTAATATCAATCAAAGTGTTGGCAGTTTGAATGTGTGTGATAATAGTGTTTATCTGAGAACCAGTCAAATTTGATACATTTGTAACATTCAAAGAACTATTTAAACTAATTCTGTCAGTATAAATGATGGTGTTGTTGGCGTTCAATTGGTCAGTAACAAACAAACTGGTTAAACTACCCAATGATGCAGAGGCATTTGTTATACCATCAGTTTGATAAGTTAAATATATTAGAAATTTACCAAAACCCAAAGCACTTTCACGATATGGAAAATCTCTGGCAGAGGTACCGGCATCTGCAAGTGCGTTTACACCAGAAATATTATCAGTATGTGATTTAAACTGGTTTAGAGTTATTAAAAAATTATTAGCTGTATTTGCTAAGTTTGCACCTTCACCATTATAAGCTAAAGGAAATGTGTTTGCTGTAAATACAGTATTAGCTGTTTGAAAAATTAAATTTGTATTTGCATATAATGATGTATACACATTTGCAGTTGGATTTTGATAGTACCCACCAGTATTATTAGCTGAAAGGTCAGTTACTTGCCATTCTTTTGGTAAAAAACTTGGTGATGAATTTAGATGAGCTATTGCTTCATCAGATAATGTAAAAACTGTTGTATTGTTGGAGTCAAAATCAAAACCCAATCTTCCGTAAACACTTGCCATTTTATTTCCTTTTCATAGTATATTAACCTGCCGCAATTTCACCAGTTGGCGCTGGTCTGTGTGTTAGTCTTAAAATATAATTAACTACATCCGATTCCCATATAGAACCACCAATAATCGTTGTACTAAACAATGATGTTAATGAAGCCGTTGTAACACTAAAACCAAATGTTCCAGATTTAAGAGCTCTAACATCACCAACCGAAGCAACTGGAAAACCAACTGCCAATCCGCCAGTTAATGAAACAAACCCTAAAGGACCAGCACTAACACCTGTGCCAGCATCAACTCTTGTTTTTGATGTTATTAAATCTCCTTGGATTGCTCCAGCAACATTTAAATCAGACCTCACTTGTACAACATCAGTTGCAGACAAAGAAATAGAGTTACCACCGTAATCTGCACCTGCTTGAATTGATACATCTCCTTGTGATATCACTTCAAAATCATCTACAACATTAGCATTGTATTTACCAGCAACTTTAAGATTATAATTTCCTTTTACATCTAAATTATAATCACCTTTAACTTCCATATTACAATCACCCATAACAGTTACACTACAACGACCTTGAATTAAAACTTTTTTATCTTTAATTGTAATTTCATAATCATCACCAAACACTTTGTGAACTTGGTCACCATTGGGGTGCATTTCAATAAAGGTGTAACTCTTGCCATGTTGTAAACGAATATTCTCACGACCTGGTGTATCGTCCATTGCAAAGAGATGACCACCATCTGTTATTTTTACATCATAGTATGGATATATTGGTTGATTGGTTTCATTTACAGCTGATTCTGGTTCTGTCCAACCGGAATCACCAGCAACATTAGGTACATTTAAAGGTGAGTATGACATATTAAAGTGGGTTTGGAGTTCTAGTAAATGGTTCAGTAACAGCTGCAGCTGCATCGGAAAGATTTTGTGCTAACATTGCATCTAAAGCTTGTGAAGATGCTGAGTTAGCTTCTTCTGCTGTTGCTGGTGAAAACAAAGCTATAGCTGTGATTCCTACACCAGCAACAGCTGTAGTTGTTTCTTGCACAGCTGTTAATGTTTCAGTTACAGCTGCGGTTGCATCTTTTGCTTGAGCTATAATATCTGCAAAACTAGCACCACCATAAAATCCTCCAGCTTGTGCTTCAACATCACCTGCATTTGGATCAGCACCACTGCCAACTGCCACAATGCTAGTAAAAACACTAGCAATTAATTTTCTTAGTCTTACTAAACAATCTGAAAGTAGTTGTGCCAATTTTGCAGGCAGACTTAGAATCCATGCAACTATTGAACGGAGAGTTGCTATATAAGCAATAACTTCTTTTGCAAAATCTGTGATTGGTTTAAGAATATACTTATTAAAATCTCTTAGTTCTCTTGCAATATTTTTTAAAGTATTAATAAGAAATGTTGTTACTCCGGACGTGTCAGTTCCACCTAACAACGCCAATAGTTTACGAACAGCTTCTCTAATTGTATTAGCAAGAGCTTGTGTATATTTTGATAAGTTTATATCTTTCTTCATTTCTAATATAAAATCACAAACATGACTTCTTTTAGCATTTGTATACGCATACGCTTTACAAAAATTTTCTTGTGTTGGTATTGATGGTTGGCCACTCACCGGTGTATCGGAGCTAGTTGCCGGCGTATGTATCGTTACACCGTTTCTTACTGTTGTATTAGCTATCACTTGAAGTGGCATTTCATTTCCTTTAAGGTTTTATTCCAGGTAATATACCCATCATTATAGGCATTTGAGCTTGTTCACCATCCATAAAAAATCCAAGAACCCATTCTCCAGAAGCTGGAGGTGAGATATGTTTAGAATTATTAAGTGGTATCATAGCTTGTGCCCAAGGTAAATCTGTCGTTGGTAAAATAATTGGATTTTCATTGTGCCATCCAAATATACGGACTTGACAACGGCCAACTCTTAGTGGGTCAACAGGATTCTCTACAACACCAACCCACCATATAAAACCATTTAATCCAACAAAATTTGTATTCATTATGATTTTAATGCTTCCATCATTTTAGTAGTTTGTTGCCTAACTAATGGTTTATTTGTTGAATCTGTAGCCACTTCAATAACAGTTTCATGCATATCACCTTTAATAACATGTCTTGTTGCAGTAACTATATATTTGCCAGTTAAAGTTTGATCCAAACCTTCACCAACTTCTGTTTTTCCTGATTTAATAGGCATTTTTAAATTAATTATAGCACCAGAAGTTACACCAAAATTACCTGGAATATTCAAATGAATTGTTGTTTGTAATAAATTTGCAAGTATTGGTGCTCTTTGAAACACATACGCATGAGTATCATCAATATTTGTTCCTGTTTGTGCATCATTTTCTTTAACCCAACTTGTATCTTTACGAGTTGTGGCAAAAGCATACAATGAAACTTTAGAGTCAAACATATGTGCAGCATCTTTTCCATCACGATTTGCTGCAGTTGTAAAATTTGGATATTTGTTCAAATGCACTTTTGTTTTATTATATGTTTGATTGAAATCTATTTGATTAATTTTAACTTGCCTTGTCAATAGGTCTATGC